GTCCGGCTGCCCCCCGTCGCTGGGCGCTCCCTGGCCGACGCCGTGGAGTAGGTGCAGCAGGCAGCCGGGGAGGGCTGGGTGGCGCACCCCAGCTATCATGGCCGATCACCGATCATCCGCCTTTTCCGGCAGGAGCAGCCATGACTCATCGCCCTGCCCGCCGCAGTCTACACCTGGGCCTGCTGTCCGCCCGGTTCATCGCGCACTATCGGCGGGAGCTCCAACGTCTGCTCGACCGGAGCTGGACGGGGACGCTGCGACAGAGCTGCATCCGGCTCCGGGCCATCATGGCATCCTGCGGATCAGGAGCCGGGCGGGAGAGCAGCAGACCCCGGATGATCGTGAGAGGGTCGAGGCGCTGTCGCGAGAGGTGGCGCTCGGTCTGGTATGAGCGCCATCACACTCACCGCCAGATCCTCGGTCTCGCAGAGGTCGATGATCCGGCCTCGGTCACCAGCGTAGCAGGCCGCGATCAGGGCGGGCAGATACGCCCGTCTGGCTGTGTCTGACCAGGGTGCGAGCAGCGGTGCGAGCAGCGGGTCGGTCATGGGGCTGTCTCCGGTGTGTGCGGTAGGGGAGCTATCTGCGGGGCTGTATATCGCAGACCTGCGGCGGTGAGCAGCCCCGTCAGGAGCGCAGTCACGAGCGGCACGAAGATCGGCGCGGCGACGAACGCTGCGAGGTTGGAGCGAGCTGCTACGCCGCCTGCCCGGTGATCTGCGAGTATGCGCTCGTCAGCCTCGCGGCGGGTGCGTAGGTCTGTACGCAGGTCGCCGATCACCAGCGCCTGCTCTCGCTCCACCTCGCCGTGCCGCCGGATCTCCTCCGCGAGCGCCTGTACCTGCCGGTCGCGCTGGGCGCTGTGAGTGTCGAGGCTCTGTAGTGCCTCCAGCACCCTCCCCAGAACCATGAGCTGTGGATCACTCGGCATCAGGTATCTCCTGCTGGCATCATATCGGCTCCTGTGAGTATCCGTCGATATGCAGGGACGAGGGGGGCGCGCCATCCCATTCCATGAGCGCCGCGTGCCCAGCCAGCCCGATCCGCCAGCAGTCTACGCCGCCGCCTGGAGGTATGCGCTGCACAATCATGGTCTGCTCTCCGCTGTGCCAGATCGTGACGGTGGAGCCGAGAGCGGGCGGGACGGCGGGATTGGTCGTCGGCATCATGTCACCCAGGTAGGGGTAATGGTCAGTCGCCAGTAGTTGAACTTGAAATGGCGGGTTGTCAGGGCAGCAAGCCTATTCAGCGACATTATCTGAGTTAGATCAACCGTACTGCGCGGGAGGTTCGCAGTTGCCGATGTTGTTGATGCAATCGGGAAGTTTGACGCTGCCGCCGACGCGGAGACTCCCCGGCCTATGCGCGCTGTACAGGTAGACGATGTAAATATCATCTCGACCATGTAATAGTATGACGGGGTAACCGCTACCCCAGTATCTGTGTCGGTTGTAGCTACATTATCCCGCGTAGACAGCTTAAAGTTAGCCGTTCCTACATCGAACCGGATGCAGCCCATATCTACCACACCGGTAGCAGGGTTAGAACTGGCCAGCGTCAGCGTATTCGATAGGCCCGCGAAGAAGAACTGTGAAGATCCGGTTGTGTCGCTTCCAAGCCTGAAGTTAAAGTTGATAACTATCGTTCCCTGGTTAGTCCTAAATCCGCCAGGGACATACCAACGAGAGTTAGACGCCGATGCGTCCCCGAACTGCGAGCAGAAATAATCTGCCTCTGACTGCGACGGGGTCAGAATCCCGCCCGTTGTTGCTGATGGCCCGCTGCCGACCATCCCGACGCTGGTGCCTGATAGCGGAAGGACGTACAGAAATATAACGTTGGTTCGCGGCCCTTTGATCGCGGGGCTGACCCACCCGTCCAGGTTACCAGTACTGTCGGCAATTGGAACGATGCTCGCGGTAGGAATAGCAGATGCCGCCAGGCCGTCTACGGTCGTCCCGACGCGCTGGAGCAGCTCGCCTGCCGCTATCGTCGCCATCGTCAGTGTCGTGCCGCCGGACTCCCGCAGTCCACGAGCCTGCGACACCGTCGGACTCGGATAGGTGCCGCCCAGATCCCCGCTGGCTGCTCCGGTCGGTGCGCGGCTGTCGGTGAGGCGCGGATCAGTCTCGGAGCATACGTCGGTGCCGATCACCACCCCCAGCGTCGTCCGCGCCGCCGATGCCGATGCTGCGCCGATCAGGCTGGTGCCGGTGACTGTCACAGGCAGGCCAGCGACGGTGCTACCGACGCGCTGGAGCAGCTCGCTCGCCGCTACCGCTGCCATCGTCAGTGTCGTACCGCCAGACTCGCGTAGCCCTCTCGCCTGAGTCACCGTCGGGCCGGGATAGGTGCCTCCCAGATCCCCGCTGGCGGCTCCGGTCGGTGCGCCGCCGCCGCCGCCTGAGATGGTGACTACGGCCTCGCCATCAGCGTCGGTGAGTACAGCGCCGACGAACCGGATGATCCGGCTGACGACGCGGGTGCCACCCTGACGCACGACCATAGCTACCCGCTGTCTGTTAATGGCCATGACTGCCCCCTCTTCGCCACTGGATGGCCTCAAGGGCCAGCAGACCGCCCTCCTGATACTCGACCGCATCGAGCAGCACCGGTGCATCTATCGACAGGTCGCTGTCGGTGAGCCGCAGGACATCCCCCGGCTCTAACCACGCCCACTCTGGCCCGACCAGATACCGGACGCGCCACCGGGGCCAGGCGCGCACCTGCGCCCACCATCGCACCACTCGGTAGGCTGTGCCGAGGTCATGCAGGGCTACGGTCTCCTCACTGATCGCTCGCACGCCATAGCGGCTGGCGGATCGAACGGCATCGGCGCTGCTGTGGCTGCCGTTGTCCGTCGTCGGTCCGAGTCGAGCCTCTACGGTCGGATCGTCGGTCTCAGTGCCGATGGCCAGACGGATGCTCAGGTCGTTGGCGATCTCACCCTCACCCTCGCCGACCACCTCTCCGTCGCGGGTGATGCCAGCTCCAGGTATGAGCTGCGCGATGCAGTCAGCGAGCCTGGGGCGCACAGTGAGCGGTCGCAGCCACCATCCGTCTACGCCAGCGACCATCGCAGCGGGCAGGATCGGCAGGAGCGCGGAGGCGATCCACTCTGACGGAGCGGTCGGGACCTCGATGATGGCGTCGATCAGGTAGCCGTTCAGCGTATCTCGCGCGGCCATCGCCTGTCCCTGATCCACCCTCAGCCCAGAGCGCACCAGCAGCGCAAGGACGATGTCCCCGGCACCCGTCGCACCACCCGCACCGCTGACGGCGAGCAGCCCCGGCCCGCTCACCCACGAGCTGCTGTAGTTGCCGTCAGGATCCACGAATACCACCGTAGCTGTCCCCAGATCGACCACCGCCACGCGCTGTCCTGTGCCGTCGTCGATATGCTCGACAGCGAGGCTCTCGTGAGCGCCGCTGTCGTCGTAGATGGTCACGTTAGTCGCTGCGACCGGATGTCCGGCTACGAGCAGGAGGTCACGATCTCCACCTGCCAGCACGTTTTCCACGAACAGCGCCGGCGCTGCTGCGATGCCGGTACGCCCCGGCTGTCCGAGGATCACCGGGTACGACAGCCCGACCGCTGAGCTCGCAGCGTCTGGCCAGGTCTCGCTGGTGACGGCCATAGCCGCAGTCGGGTAGAGCAGCCGATCAGAGGTGACGCTCTCCTCGATGTCGAGGCTGAGCGGCTGCCCCGCTGCGCCCCACGAGCAGCCGCGCACGATCCCCCGGAGCTGCACGCGCCGCTGCTCCCAGGTGTCCCCCTCGCGCCACAGAGCGATCTCGGCTGGCTGCCCCTCTGGCGTGTGTCCCTGCGCGATCCATACGCCTGGTGCCTCGGCAGGTAGGACGGTGATCCGCGCGGTGCGGGTTTCGGGCGCACCGCCGAACGACGCGCCCGCTTTACGCAGCGCGACTGAGGCGATAGCCGCCTCAGTCGCGACGAACCCTCCAGGGACGACCGATGATGCGATGTTGAACGCCTCGGTAGAGTAGTACTGGGTACGACCTGCCAGGACGACAGTCGTGATCCAGTAGGTCTGCGCGCCTATCAGGTCTGTCGCTGACCACCTCGTCATGGGATCTCCCGCAGGAGCAGGCCGCTCGCTGTGTACACCCCGTTCGCGCCCTCGTTGCCCCTCTGGACGGTGAGCGTGATCGGGTCAACGAACCGCCCATAGACCATCGCCGTCGGGTCGCTGTAGCTGACGCCTGAGGTCGGTGAGGATGCCTGTTTAACGCGATCCATGTACACGACCGGCGAGGCATTGAGACCAGCGACCAGACCAGCCAGGGATAGCGGAGCTGCGTGCCGCGCGGCATACGGGCTGCCTCCGATGGCCAGCAGTTGATAGTCGGGGTCGGGACTGTCCTGCCAGATCTGCGAGGTCGCCATCTGATCGTCGAGCGGTAGCCTGACCTGTCGCAGAGGTGGGCCGACGCGCCTCACGCGCGAGACCCCGCCCGGCTGATCAGCGACCTCGATCTGAGGCATGACCTCCAGCGACCGTCCCGCTGCCGGACGACGAGCCATCCAGTAGATCGAGCCGATCAGCACCTTGCCGAGCAGCAGGTAGCCCTCGACTGTCGTCGTCGCAGGGATCACGATTTTGTATTGATAGTACCTCGCCGCGGGCTCCGGTATCATACAGACCACAGACGGCGAGTAGAGCGTGCATGTGCCGCTCCCGCCCTCGGTATTATCGACTCCCTCCAGTCGCAGTATCGCCTCGACAGACCCCGTCGCGCCGACCTGCCCCTCGGTGTTGCCCGCGACTCGGCGGATATTGCTGCCCCCCAGGTCAACGTAGAACCCGGTGAGCTGCCCGTGAGCGACGTATCGGCTCGGACTGCCGCTCGTGATGACCAGACTCTCCCCGTAGCGCGTCCAGCTCGCGCCGCTCATCCAGGCCGCGCTGATCGTAGACAGACTCGTCCAGGTGCCGGTGGTGTGAGATCGGCCAAAAACGGTAGCGGCCGGGAAATTGCACCCCAGCAGCGCCACCGCCAGCGACCGGCCCGACGACAGCCATGAGTTGTACTCGGCTAGCTCCCAGATCAGGGTAGCGCCCCCGTCGTCGAGCCGCGCACCCTCGCGCGGGCTGGGGCTGACCTCGGCATGGACGCGCTCGATGCCGTAGGTGTCTGCCGGTGCGATCGTCCAGGTCTGGCCCTGCCACGCTGGGCCACCTGTCGCGGCGATCACAGTCGCAGAGCTGCGCCCGATCCCGACGCCCGGCGCGGCGAACCGACGACCCAGCAGATCGGCAGGGAAATCGGCGCTCCCCAGCCCCTGACCTGCGTAGTTGACCGCCCCCCCGCCGCTGTCGATCCACAGCAGGTAGCGCCAGTCCGATCCCTGTGTGGCTCCTCCGGAGGTGTGTCCCCAGGCGATGCGGTTGGCGTTGATCGTCGCTGCTGCGTCGTCGGTGAGCGCCACACTGTCTACGAGCCGTATCCAGGTTCGCGCTGTGTACTCCGGCTCTACCTGCCGATACCAGACGGAGCAGACCCCGGCGGTGATGCTGGCCAGGATGGCGACCTCGCCGACCACCCCGCTCACCGTGTCGATGGTGGTGCCGCCGATGACATCAGTAGCCGTCAGTACCCCAGCAGCCGTCAGTGTGATCCGTAGGCTGTACCCCTCCGTAGCGTCCGCCGTCTGTAGCGTGACTGTCGGTGTGCCTGTCCCGCCCGGTGCGACAGACCAGGCGGCGATGATGCCGAGGGCTACGCTGCCACCTGGCACCCGGTGGTAGATCAGACTCGACGGCCCGGTGGCTACCGAGATCGAGAGCCTCGCGCTGCTGGTGATCGAGTCCGATCCGACTCCAGCTATAGTCCGCGTCCAGCCGGTGTCCGCAGGCTCATCCAGAGGTAGCCAGGTCTCACCCCAGGTGACCTGCCGCCCGTCGGTGCGCCAGTAGTCGTAGCTCGGCATCGTCGCAGTGGAGTATCCACCCAGGTACGTCGCCACGATGCTGCTGCCGCCGTAGATGCCTGGGGAGCTGGCGAACCCGCTCACGACTGCCACGCGCCCGTCATGCCAGGTGGCTGCCCCGCGTCGTAGATAGGTGGCTCCGTCCTCCGAGTCGAACCAGGTGCCACCGCCTGACGCCAGAGCCGAGCGCGCCATAGCCGCCCAGGTGGTGCCGCCGTCGATGCTGCTGACGATAGGCCAGACGTTGTTTGCGGATGGTGTGCGACCGCTGAGGAACAGTACCCCGGTCTCGTCGGTACAGATCCAGCAGTCGCCATCGGTAAAATACTGACCAGCCCCGTCGAGCGTACCCCACGCCTCGCTGGTAGCCGCCGCCACAGCATCAACACTGGATAGCGGCAGATAGGCCGAGGTCAGCCGGGAGACCAGCGGTAGCAGGTTGGTGACGCCCACCCGAGCGACAACGAACTCACCGTTGGCCGTGATCACGTCCGGAAACGCCGATGCCTGTCCCGCGACGGTGCGGTCGGACTGGTAGATCAGCGAGAACGTGTGTCCGTCGTCGCAGCTCGCGTACTGGCGCAGCTCGTCCGCATTAGGCGGTGTCGTGTCCCGACTGCGCAGCGAGACCAGCAGCACGATCTGACCGTCGATCTGCGCGGCCCGGAGCCGGTTGGTGATGAATCCGCTGCTGGTGCCGCTGGTATCGAGTATCGCGGGCAGCACCGCCGACGCGCCCAGCGCCCATGTGGTGCCGTCGTCGTCCGAGAACATCATCCGGATCTGGCCCTCGTCGGTGCCGTTTTCGATCCAGGAAAATAACAGCAGCCGGTCGTCGTCGAGTCGCAGCAGGCACGGGCAGCAGCCGATCAGCACGGTCGCACCGAGGTCGATCTCTGCCTCAGCGCTCCATGTGCCGTTAGCCGATCGCGTCGAGGTGTAGACCGCGTCTCCAAAGGTGCCGCGCTCCCACACGCACAGCAGCTCGTCAGCGCCGGTGACGACGACATGAGCGTTAGCGACAGCCGGTGTGGTCTCCCAGGTGACGGCCTCGAAATCGGTGATGACTGTCGGTGCGTCTACGCCGTGCCGGTCACCGTTGTTGACCCGCCAGGTGAACGTGGCTCCCTCGCGCCCGATCTGGCCACCCTGGCGCACGTTGACCACCAGTTCGTCGCCTGCTGCCTGATCGCCGCGCGCTGTCAGGCTCACGGAGTACTCGTCGCTGGGGTCAGGCTGTCCGGGTATCGGTGCGGTGCCGGTGTAGGTCGAGGCCACCGGCAGGAACGCCGAGTACGTGATCCGAGGGTCGGGTACGAGTATCGCTGCGCTCGCGTCTATGCTGCGGTCGATAGCCATCTATGATCTCCTGCCGGGTCGAGACGCCCTGACAAACAGAGTAGCTATCGGCGCGGCCCGGAATGCGAGCGCGCCGAGGATACGGTTGAGGATGCGGGGGACACTACTACGATCCATACCGCTGGCGAGCATACCCGGCCCTATCTGGCCATCTATGATCGCCCCCAGCATATCGCGCATACCCGGCTCATTAGCCCGACCGGCAGGGATGACCACCTCGCCGCGCTCCAGGATCGCCCCGAACTCGTTGGAGCGCAGACCTGACGACGACGGCCCATCAGCGTAAAGCGTACCCTCGTGGTACGTCGGTGGCTGTTTGGCCGCGATTGCGGCAAACGCGATAGCGCCGGACACTCCAGCCGCGATAGCGGCGAGCTGGGGTAGAGGTGGCGGTGCGATGGTGGCCAGAGCGTTTGAGATCGCCAGAGCGGTATTGAGTCCAGCCTGTGCCAGAGCAGCTATTTTACTCGCAGCAAAAGCCGCTTTTAGACCCTTTTTTAGACCTGCGTCTGTCATGCCACCATAGATCGCTGAGGTGATGTCAACCAGCGACTGCGCGCCCGACTGCGCCAGCGCGATCTGTGCGGTCTGTGTAGCCTGCTGCGCCTGGGCGGCATCGGCCCGTGCATCGGCGCGCGTAGCCTCGACCTGCGCGTCTCCGGCCATGATCAGATCGGCGCGCCGTCGCTGGTACTCGGCCTCGATCACCAGCTCTGTCTCGTGCGCTGCGTCCAAAGCGGCGATTTTCTCTGCTCCTGTGAGGTTTTCCTCGGCCATTTGTGCCGCGAGATCGTCCTCGATGGCCTGGATAGCGCGGTCACGCTCTGTGCGGAGCCGCTGCTCCTCGGTCAGATGATCGTCGGCGATGGTCTGGCGCTGCCCAGCCAGACCTGACAGGAACGATGCCAGCGCGCCCTCAGCCGCCATCCTCTCACGCGCTGCATCCGTCGCGGCCTCGGTCGCTGCTGTCGCGGCTGCATCCGTCCCGGTTTTTGAGGCTATCGCGGCCTGTGCGTCCAGTGTGGCGGCCTGGGTGGCCTTGAGTGCCTTGGTGTTCGCCGTCGCAGCACTGTTCAGCGTCCGGATCTGTGACTCGCTCTGCGCGGCTCCAGACTCCAGGCCGGTGAGAGAGTCGAACATCGTATTGAGGGCACGGGCATCATCAGCGACGACCTCGGACAGCGACCGGCCCGATGCGACAGCCCGCGCGACGGTGGCAGCCAGTCCGGTGGTCAGGTCGTTGACCGCGACGATGACGGTCGCTACCCCGCGCTGGAGGTTGATATATTTCTCGCTCGCTTCGATCTCCTCACGCAGAGCGTTGATCTTCAAGTTGTTCGCCGTCAGGTAGGCAGCCACACTGGCCTGAGTCGCCTGCCGGACCTTCAGCTGAGCGAGACCGGCCTCACTGAGATGGCCGGTCGCCACCGCCTGCGCCTGGAGGGCATCGCGGAGCGCCAGCTCGGCAGGCACCAGGGTCTGAGCCAGCTGCTGCTCAAACATGCGTTGCTCATTTATCCGCTCGATCTCCAGGGTCGCTGCACGGTAGGCCAGTCCAGCCGCGACGACTGCTGCGCCGAGGGCGCCAAGGAGGATGGCGTTACCGCTGATCGCCCCGCCGAACGATTTCCAGGCATCGTTAGCCAACTCTCCACCGTCTGCGAGGTCTCCCAGATTGCGCGCTGCGTCAGCCAGATCGGGCGAGACGACTGATAGGGCCGATGCCAGTTTACCCGTTGCGGAGCCGAATTTTCCTATTTTCTCTCCGGCATCGTCGGTAGCTTTGGCGACCTTCGCCGCAGCCTTAGCGGCAGCATCGGCAGCCGCCTTCATGGCCTTGTCCGCGCCGCGCGCCATATTGTTAGCTAACGCTGCTGCTGCGCGGGCTGCCTGTTTTTCTGTGATACCTGGGATTTTCGACATCCCAGCCTGGAAATCAGCTACGTCGGCGAGGATTTTGAGGCTGTAGGAGTCCTGTGCCATTCATCATCCCCCGTTGCGGATCGATACAGAGGATATGCCTGCCTGTGCGACAAGTTTACCCGCCTCTATCCCCGGACGTTTTATGTATGTAACGTGCGGCTTGTTTTTTATGAACATCGTATAGGGGGCGGTAGAGGAAAGCACAGCGACTAAATGCCCGTTGCCGTCGTCGGTGTAGGAGATGTCCAGCATGGATTTGGACAATCCGCTGGATACTGGCCATCGGTTGAACGCGGCCATCATGACTGCGGCGAACTGCTGATCGGCAGCATCTGCCAGGCCATCGGCCAGCCCGGTCAGGATGCTCATCAGGGTACGGCTGAAATCTGCATCAATGCTCATCCAGTTTTTCCTGGCCCCGGATGGAGCGTGCCTCATGTACGATGTAGTTTGCAGCCGCCATCGCGCTTTTTTGTGCGTCAACGTAGCGGATTTTGCTCCACCGGCAGCAGACTGGCGAGCCTCGACAGCGACGGCCCATGCGTCACGCTCAGCCCAAAACTGTTCAGTCTGCTCCCACACTCAGGCCCCCGATCTGCGAGACGCGGCAGGGGCCACTACGACACCCCCCGCGCTGGAGCTGACCGGGGGCAGAAGCGTGTAGCGGCTGTCGATGCCATAGGCGACAGTCCAGCGCTCGATGAGATCCCGACCCAGAGGCAGCCAGTGAGCTGGCGAGACCCCGGCGATCCGGAGCGCGTCAGGAGCGCGGACGCTGTCGGCCTGGGGAGACTCGCCGTGGATGACGGCGCTGTCCTGCGCTGTGAGCGCGCGCGCCAGTGTGCGCTGGGCGGCTCGGACATCGGCTACAGCAGAGGCAGTCTCATCCGGAGCAGCTCGCGCCGCGCCCTCCTGTGCCACCCGCAGGGACGCCTCAGCCTGAGCCACAGAGGCGAGTACGCCCCGTGTCCACGGTTGCGGTGAGGGCCAGCTCGCGCACACGGCGAGGGCGATCAGGTCGATACGCCCGGCATGGGTGGTCTCCTGCCGGTGGTACGCGGAGCTGATCGCCATGCAGACGGAGAGGCGAGGAGCGACGAGCGCGACCTCGATAGCTGGGGTGGACTCGGTAGTGGTCGAGCTGTCGGACATGGCGGGAAACCTCAGGTGATGGTCACGCCCTCATAACAGATACCGGCGAGCTTGAACGTGTTGCCAGAGATCGCCTCTGACCAGTCTGTCGTGAGGCGACAGGTATTCAGCATATACGTGTTGGTGACTGCGTTGCGCGTCATGGTTACCATGACGTGCAACGCCCAGACCTCACCACCCGGATCGACGGTGACGCCTGCCGAGAAGTTCCCGGTTTTCCGAATAGCATCGAGGACAGAAGTTCCGGTCAAATCGCCATCATGGTAGATCGAGAGCGAGAACGAGACCTCATTATCGTCGCCGTAGACCATCTCCTGATAGGAGCCTCGGTCGAGAATTTTGGTCGCCGCGATGTCCGCCTCAGACAGGCCGGTGATGGAGAGGTCACCCGGCCCCGGCCCTGCGGTCACGGTGATCGGGGTGCCGGTAGCGTCGCTCAGGACGACGGTGGTGTGACGCGAGGTGTATACGGGCATGGAGTCCTCAGGTGGCGGTAGTCTGATAGATGACGGTTAGGCGCAGCTCTACGGCGACGTAGTCCGCGCCGACGACGCGCGACGCGTAGGCACCGGGAGAGAGAGAGAGGTCGATCTCGGCAGGCTGCCAACCGAGGAGGTGTTGGATGAGATACACGAGCGCCTTTTGAGCCATATCCCAGTCGGATACCCGCGCGTCAGGGCGCAGACGGGAGAGATAGCGTACGATGATCGGAGTCTCAAACCGAATCGCCTCTCCTGCGTTCTGCCTCGTCAGAGCGATCTGACCGTCGCGGTTATCCACAAAAAACGCCAGGTGTGCGGCGGGTTCCGGCATGAACTCTGGAATGAGCGGATTTTTTGACTCTCGCCACGCATCGGCAGCGTTCTGTTGGTAGCTGGCATCTACGACGAGTCCGCCGATCCTCGCCGTGATCTGCTGTCGCACCTCCCAGGGTGTGATGCTCATGTCCAGCGCCCGACGGTGCCGCGCCATCCGTAGCCGCTGGAGGCATGGGGGCTGGCATTGAGGCGGACGACGATGGATGCAGAGCTGCGTGCAGTCGCATCATCGACCTGCCCAGTTTGGCCGCTGTCCTGCTGCCAGTTGGTGGCAGTCCAGGCGGCGGTGTAGGATTTCTCGTGTCGGTCTCGTAGCTCGCGAAAATGAACCGAGTCCGCAGCCATGCCGAACCCGCCGAAAATCAGCGTAAGCGCCAGGTGGAGGTGGGCCTCTCGCAGCGCGTCAGGAGTGCGTATCAGGTAGGGCAGCCGCCCCTCTCGGATCAGGCGGCTGATGATCTGGTTCCATGCCTCGTCGATCTGTGGCTGGTATGAGGTGATCGCGCCCACCTTGAAATCCGAGAGGGTCGGATATAGAGGCGCAAAATCTTCCTCGCTGATCACCGGATACAGCGCGATACGCGCCAGGGCGGCGGTGCGCCGGACGACGTAGGGGACTGCATCCCCGGCGAACACCAGCGACCACTGCTCCTGCCAGCCCTCGCCGAGAGGCTCCAGTGTCGCGGGCAGGGACAGCGCCGGGATGGTGTAGGTGGCGATGCTGCCCGCTACGGTGACTGCCGCGACATTGACGACCACCGCACCACCGGGCGCGATCAGGCTGTAGGTGCCAGAGGTGGGCGCGACGAGCGCACCCGCCCGATAGGCCGGGAGCCGGACGGCACACGCGCCACCCCGCACGATCAGAGATGGATACTGAGCGGCGAATGTGTAGAGGGTGCGCCCGGTGGGGATCATGGATTAGCCGATAACTTCAACGATGAACTGATCACAGGTGACGATGTCGAGGACATCGGCAGACGACCACTGGACAGTGACCTGTGCGGCCAGAGTGCCGCTGGTTGCCACGCCGGTGTAGGTGGCAGCGCCCAGGACGGCGCTCACCGTCGAGAGGACGGCGCTCTGCTGTACCGTCGCAGTCGCCAGGGCAGCGAGGGCCACCGAGGCACCAGGCGCAGCGCGACCAGAAACGCAGGCCTCGAACTGGCCTACGTCGTTGGCGACCATGTTCAAGGCACCGGTCGTCAGCAGGGTAGTCGTACCCAGTTTGACTCGCAGCGTCACTGTATGTCCCCCGGCCTGACCGGTGCACTTGACCGCAGCCCGGATACGGACGGTCGAGCCGGCCTTGATCGTATTCGCCGGGATAGTGTAGGTGCCAACAGCGGTCTCGACGGTCGTGTTGGCGACACTCGTCGTAGTCGTTTTAGAGCTGACGACACCGCCCACGACTCGCGCATCGCCAGAGGTGACGGTGTCAGTCGTGGTCAGGCGACCCGTAAACGTGCCATTGATCGCAGAGATCGCACCGGAGAACGTGCCGGAGAACGCCGCTGCGTACCAGACCAGGCCGGTCACGCTGGAGCAGATCGCCCACTCGCTGGGAGCCAGCGTAGCGATGGTGGTCGCTCCGTATTTGACGACGAGGTTGTTAGTCGAGCCGGTGTTTGAGATCAGCTGCATACCACCGGCGAGGGCGGCATCCACGGGCAGGGCTACGTCTCGATGTGCTACGCCGCCATTGATCAATTGCACCATGGCGGACTGTGCCGCCAGGGTAACTGTGGCGCTCACAGTCTGGACGTTGACACCGATGCTGGAGCCGACCGCCAGCACGACGCGACGACCCCACCTATTGAGAGAACTCCCTGAATACTCGCTCATTTCTGCTCCTGTCGTTTTTGGTCGCCACGCTGAACTGCTGCGGCGACACGTTCCCGAACCTGCTGGTAACTGATAGTGACGCCGTTTTTCTGGGCGTGATCGACCTGCTGCTGTGCCGTGCGGTCGATAGCTGCGCGGATCTCAGACTCAGACGCCACTGGACACCTCGGCTGCTCCTGTGCGGGCAGAGGCGTAGTCCTGCGCGGCATCGGTGCGCGCGGCGCGGACATCGGCGGGTAGCCCCAGCTCCAGGCTGTGGCGCATGACCCTCTCCGAGGCAGCCGAGCGCCGCTCAGCGACGATAGCTGGATGAGCAGCCGGGATCTGACCAGTCCTCACCAGCCACGCGATCCAGCAGCCGACACGAGCGCGGTCATAGACGACGCGGGCAGGTCGGCCAGGGCCAGCAGAGACCAGAGACTCCCAGGGAGTCATGTACCGTATGCCCGCGCGACCGTTGCGCGTGACCGCCTGTGAGCGGAGCAGCGGGCCAGGTGCCATGGCAAATGGCGCGGGGACATCGATCCAGGCATCGAGCATGATCCCTGACGCGCTGCGGGCATCCTGCGCGGGCAGCTCGTAGCCGTGCTGCAGGATGAGCTGTGTAGTCCAGCCAGACTCAGCGCGGATACCGCATGTGCCGGGAACTGCGGCGATCTGGGTGGGGACGGGCAGCCAGTAGAGACCTGCCTCGACACCCGCTGCTGCGAGGACATCGGCAGGCGCGTTGGTCAGATCGTAGAGATCGACCACACCCGGCAGGAACCGGATGCGGAACGCGGGTGAGGGTGCGGCCTCGACTGCCGATGCAGCAGCCGGGCGCGGCACCGGGACAGCCGAGGCCGCCGGTGCCGGGAGAGGCGAAGAAAACGCCGCAGTAGTGGGTACGGCCATGTGAACTCCGATCAGACGAGAGAGGTGACGAGGATCTGCAGGCTGCTGGATGCGGGGGTGAGCGCCGACCCCAGGAACCCGACCGCCTGAAATCCGAGGGTAGCGGAGCCGAGACCAGAGAACGTCTCGTAGACGACCACACCGTACTCAGGCATGAACATCGGGCGGGCTGCCGCAGGGATCTGGGCGCGGCTGGGATCGGCCTTGACCCGACGGATTGCGCCGGGAGAGACACAAAATCCGAGATGAGCGCCGCCGCTCTGGGCTACGTCGTCGGTGACCTGGATGTCGAATCCGAGACCGAGGATATCGCCGTACCGCTGGCCGTTTTGCACGCCCTGGATTTTTTGGAACGCCGCGAGGTTTTGGATAAACGCGGGTTCGCTTCGAAATGCGTTGCGAATCGAGTTGAACTGCGCCGGATCGAGGGTCGCGGTCGGGATGCCGAGGGCAGCAGCGCCCAGGCGCAGATTGATCTGAGCCGCCAGGTCGTACATGTCGTCCGCATCGAGCGCGAGAGCGGCAGACCCGACGGTGACAGCAGAGATGGTGCCGCCGGTCGTGCAGTACAGATAGCGCAGCGTCTTGACCAGGTTCATCGGCAGCATGGCCTTGAGCTGATCGATCGTCATGACCACACCGGGCGCGCTGATCACCTGGTTCTGGATGCTCTGCGTGTAGGCCAGGTCGTACTGTGCGACCGAGGCAGAGGTGTAGTCCAGCGTGTAGGAGTCCGCGGCATTGAGGTTGACCTCACCGACAGACGCGGTCATGCGCTGCGCGTACCCGATGCCGTCGATCACGGGCATACGGGTCGTCAGGCTTGACATTCCGGACATGTCGATAGGCTCACCCATGTCCGGCATGGTGTCGAGCTGATCCATGAGCGCCAGGCGCAGGTCGGCGAGGACGAACGACAGCTGAAGACCAGCGGTATCGTACTGGGTCTGAGTAGCGGGTGGAGAGACGGTCGTAGGCATAGGGCATCCTGTCTGGTGAGGATTTTGCCCGCTGGGTAACGCCCACGACTCGATGGCGATGCTCTATCTCTACCTGCTGCCGGTCAGCCTGTCAACGCCTGTGCCTGGAGCGCCGAGATCTCCCCCCTGATCGCGGTGCGACGGTCAGCCGGTGCGGTGCGGTACTCTGTCTGTAGAGCGGCGAGACGAGGAGCGACCTGCGCCTCGGTGAGCCGACCCGTGCCAGGTGGCTGTGGCGGCGGGCTGCCGGTATCGCGCGGCAGGGCGCTACGCGGAGCGACGACAGGAGCAGCAGCAGCAGGAGCAGCGACAGCGGGCGCATCGACGACGACAGGAGCAGCTCGGACAGTGTACCGGGCTACGTCGTCGGCCCCGTCTCCCCGGAGCCAGTCAGCGAGCGGAGCGGGCGCATCGTGGCCCTCTACGTCGGATCGGTAGGCAGAGAGCAGGCGGCGAGCGGCGCGCTCATCGGTGATCCCCGCCCTCGCCAGCGCCAGCTCCTCACGGAGACGGGAGGCAGCAGAGACCTCCTGCTCCAGCGCCGGGATGCGGGCTATTTTCTCGTCGGCAGCCTTCAGCGCGTTCGCCTTCTCGTCGAACCGGCTCTTAGGCACGATCCCTTCGATAGCCTTAGTACAGTGTGGACACTCAAACGACATCGAGGACTCCGGTAGTGGTCAGGAGGGTTTTTTAGTCAGTGTTCGGAGGATCGCAGCGACCCAGGAGCGACCCAGATCCCCACCCCAGCCGTCCCATGCCTGACGGCCCGCTCCATAGGTGGCCCAGGTGGCTCCCTGCTTATCGGCCTCGTGACGCGCAAAATACGAGTCCATGCGGCGGATCGTATCCAGCGAAACCGGACGACGGTTGGACAAATCGCGGGCGCGGGCGATGCCAACGGGTGTCATGCCCCGGCTGGATGGAGCAGCGGCGGCGCGTGCTTCCAGGGCGGCGGCGGCAGCGGCGGCGACGGCAGCGGGCGGTGTGTAACTGCGGGCAGGCTCATAGCCGGAGGCGCGGGCGGCTACCCCCTGTCGAGCCGCAGAGGCATAGGCGCGGGCGCGACTCGTGGCGCTGCCGGTGGTGTAGGTGTAGACCGTCCCGGCCTGCCCCCATCGGTATCCCGGCTGCCCGTCAACGGTGGCACGTTCAACCGGCATCGTCGTCCTCGGTGTCGTCGTCCAGCCCGATCAGCGTCCGCGCCGCGAGCAGGGACGCGCGAGCGCTGGTGAGATCCCCGTCAGCGATCAGCCGCTCAGCGTCACCGATCAGCACGCCGAGCTGTGCATCGTCGTCCGCCATCTCCTCGGCATGGTCGGCCTGTGCCTGTGTCTGTGTCAGGAGCTGCTCCTCGCTCCGTATGCGCTGTAGCTCCGCTCTCGCCGCAGCTCGGCTGACGCCCGGATGGATGGCGAGGTAGAGGTCGATGCTGGAGAGCATCCCAGCATCCCGCTGAGCCTGGAGTAAACCGAACTGCTGAGCAGCCTCATCCGGCCCTATGGGGATCTGACGGTACTCGACCGACCAGCCCGTCTCTGGCGTGACCTCACCACCTGCCAGACGCAGGAGCGCGGAGGCGATCCGGATCATGTCGAGGTCTCTCCTCCGGAAATGGGGCGTGATCCGGGTAGCTGCGGCGCGCTTACCCGAATTTTTGATCGAGAGTGCAGCCGCCGAGGTCGGGTTCGCGCTGTCCCTGGTGACATCGTCAGCACCCAGACCCTCTCGGTAGGCCTGCTGTGCCTCATAGACCAGGGCATGACGCGACAGGACATCGAGGTTTACCCCCGGCCCGACCTGGGTGATGAGCGGCTGTGTCCCAGACTCCGGATCAGGCGCGAGAAACATCATTTCGCCCGGAGAGATCGACAGAGACCGCACGGTGCCGTCCGCCCCGATGCCGGTAATATCACCGGCAGGCGGCTTGCACCCGACCACGATCACCGTCGAGCCGGTGGCAGAGTGTGCCACCTTGCCGGTATATGTATGATAAACCATGCTATTCAGCGCGCCACGAGTCGCGCCACGACGACCCGCCTCATGCCAGATTGATCCGGTGTCCTGCACAGCGTACCAGACGATAGGGACGAACGCGGAGCCGGTCAAAAACCGGAATGGATACGCCTCGCCAGTCATACCCTCCGGAGGTGCGGCCTCTCCGGTTGGCAGGAGCAAAAACAGATTGCTCGCATAGTTGTGTTGCTCGTCGACCACCGCATACCGCTCGGCACCTGGCGCGATGCAGTAGACATCCCAGTACCACTGGCACTCTCCGGTGATGGGATTGATCCTCATGCGCCGCTCACGGCACTCCACTACCCGGTCGTAGCGATCCGGAGCGCAGCGCGTCCAGAGGTTCCAGGGCTCGGCGTTTCGCACCGAGACCCGTCCATCCGGCTCAGCCTCGACCCGCAAACACCAGTCACCCACACCACGAGCCATAAATTCGACGTATTGCATACGCTCCCAGACTGCGCCGTCCTCCAGAGCGGTGATGAGCGGCAGGGCGCTGGCCAGATCGGGATGGCGCACGAACGGCGCACCGAGACCATACAGGCCAGGTGTGCTGAGCTGTACCGAGGTGGTCAGCAGGGTATTGGCCGAGGTGTCAGGTGGTCCGAGGGTAGACGCCCGATCCACACCTATCGTTGCGTTGAGCCAGTCGCTCAGCATCCGGTCGTTGCTCCCGAACGACTCGGTGAGCAGCATGGCGCGCACCTCCTGTCTCACAGCGCGCTCGTTGGACTCCGGATCAGGCAGCGGAGGGCGGATCATGGTGTTCATCTGCGGCCTCTATCCGATCCGATACCGGATCGTGGTGGTGGTGTCGAGCCAGCCTCGGCGCTGAATAGTGCGTTCTATTATATACCGTGCGGCGTCCAAAATGTCTTTTGCCGGTTCACGCTCTTTACCCGCAAACACCCGGCAGGCTGAGATCAGGTGGGCGCATCGAGGATTGATCAGAGCATGAGGCAGCCCGCTAACATCGTCGCGGCGCGCAAACAGAGCGTTGAACAGTGCGTATCCGTCAGAGACCGAGCCTGAGTATTTCCTCGGTGTCGATATCCATTTGAGCGTGCCGGCCTGCCGTTTCAGCGCCCTCGCCAGCTCGTCGCGGAGACGACTGTTAGATTTTTTTATCACCGCATCCCGTGTCTGCGCCGACCTGTCCGCGACCCAGTCGTCTACATGGTCGTATTCGAGGCCGCAGTCACGCAGCATGGCGATGATCCCCTCAGCGTCCTGCTCTGGCGTGCTGTACCCCTGCGGCGCGTACTCGTGCAGGCACCAGATACGCGGGCGGTCGGTGTCGCGGCCCTGGATAGCGGTCAAAACGAACCGTTGTTTTCCCGGTTCGGTGCCGTGATCGCCGCCGACGACGAGCCACGCCCCCGGAGGTGGCGATGATGCCGAGATACACGAGTCGTCGAACGCGGACAGCCACGCCCCCTCAGCGAGCGGCTCCCAGTCGCCACGCAGTCGCATACCTCGCTCTCTCGCTGGCCAGAGTGCGGCCTGGCGGTCGATGGCAGCCTGAGACAGGTACGGTCGCAGCGCACCGACGGGCCAGCATGACTGCTCACAGAGCGGCACCACCATCTCAGGCACCTCTCCCGCCGCCACTTTGGTGCGGAGATAGGTCAGATCGGCCATGCCGGGTGTAGGAGTGCAGCCGATGCGCACATGCCCCTGCATACGCAGCACGCGCGGGATGGCCTCGGCATAGACCTCCTCTGGCGGTGGCTCATCCATGACGACCCGATGGAGGGTAGCCCCGGCGAGACGTCGTGCTCCCTGCTCATAGCTGCCGAACTGGATGACGCTGCCACGGCCCGGCCCGGCCGCGAATAGCAGGCGAGGCGGTTTACCGGTGATTCCTCGGCCTGGGTCGTACCCGTTGCGCGCGTCCAGCTCGTGGTGGGGCGCGACCTCCCAGATCCGACGCATGAGCGGCTCCATCTGCTCCCAGGATGGCCCCAGCACCATGATCCGGACAGGTGGCGCATGAGTCTGATCGCCCGGATGGACGCCTCGAGCAAAGTCGACAACGTCACAGGCCAGCGCCGTCGATTTTCCTATTTGGTTGCCACCTCGCCACAGCAGTACCGGATCGTTGCGCGACAGGAACGATGTCTGAGCCTGTGTCAGCCTCACCCACGGTCGACCAAACTGAGCAGAGCCAGACAGGATGGCGTCGATGGAGTCTATGGCGCGGACAGCGCTCACTCGACGACGACGCGGACATGCAGGAGGGTGGCGAGCTGGAGGAGCAGCATCTCCTGCACGGCAGGTGGGAGCATCGGCAGCCGGGCGGTCAGCTCTGCGGCGAGCTGCTCAGGTGTGAGACGCCGATCTACCATCTCTGACGCCTCGGACTCGCGCTCCAGGTCGATCTCCATCTTGAGCAGTTGAGTCGCGGCTACATGCGACTCAGCGCACAGAGCCGCGCTACGCTGATGGCGCACCTGATTCAGCGCATAGCTGATCGCGCTCTCGTTTCTGCCACGATTCGGTGCAGACGGCAGAGCGGCAGCGCGTAAATGACGCCAGAAAAAACGAAGTTGCGGCGTAGCTTTCTGTCCAAGCTGGGCGCGGATCTCGTCACAGATTTTTTGCTGCGGATCGGTCAGCCGATATGCCATATATATC